GTTTAAAAGAGAAAAAGTACGCCTTGTTGTCTAACTAAATACTTGTATCCAACAAAGGAGGGGTATAGTGGAAGCGGTTTTTCTCACTGCATTAATTGCTGGCGGTATTTTTTTCGTTAGCTATATGATCGGTTATAACGCAGCAAATAACCGCAACCTGGATTTTGCTAATCGGGTTATCGAAATCTGTGTTGCAACGCTGTGTAAAGATGGTTACATAAAATATAGCTTTAGCGATGACGGAGATCTTTTGCTATATAAGCTCGACGAAGATACTGGCCAAAATTAATTGTTGACTTTACTTTACTTTTGCTGTATATTAAAAGCATACAGTAAGAGAGGTGATTATGGCTCGAAAGCCGATGACAGAAGCCCAGAAGAAAGCGCGTGCTGAAAAGGCCCGTAAGACTCGCGAAGCTAACAAGCGCCGCGCACTGGAACAGATGGGTGAACAGACTACCCGCAAAAAGATCCGCAAGCCGCGCAAGGCGATGACGGAGCAGCAGAAACAAGCTGCTCGTGAGCGTCTTGCTAAAGCACGCAAGGCACGCAAGGCAAACGTTTCGTATGTCACTGTCGACGACACTGTGCGCAATCTTCCTGATGATGATCCGCTTAGCCTAAAAAATGTTCGGGCGTGGATCAAATCCAACGAGCAGCTGCTGAAAGCTATCAAGACGATGCGCGACAGCAAGGATGCCAAGGACCGCATGCAGTACAACGATCTTGAGACTTACCTGCACAACATGAAGAGCTACATCCGTACTGGTGTGTGGACTGATTTTCGTGCTGGTGTTGAACGCGAGAAGAAGATCAAGATGCGCTGTGCTGCGATCGCGTACAATGCCGACGGCACAGCAAAGCGGACTGTTGGAGTGGTCTATCCTGACATCGGAGAATACACTGTACAGATGGATCGGGAAATCAATGGACAAAAATTTTCTAACAAAAGCAAAGTTCGCAAAACTTATCGAAAGCGTCGTGCGTGAAAAAAGACTAAGTTACATCGACGCTGTGATTCACATTTGCGAAGAGAATGATGTAGAGTTGGAGGAGGTGAAGAAATTCATCTCCCCAATTATAAAAAATAAGATTGAAGCTGAGGCGATGACGCTTAACTTTTTACCTCGGCAGAATACATTACCAGTTGACTGAGTACTATATAATCTGTTAATATCATGAATTAAGTGGACAAGTTTACATACAACCATACAAATACAAGGATATACACAATGTCATTTAAAGATCTCAAGCGCAAACGCTCGACTGATGTCAACAAGCTGGTGGAAGCTGCTCAGGCTGCTTCTGGAGGTAATAACGAGAACCGTGGACAAGACGAACGGTTCTGGCAGCCGACTCGCGATAAAGCAGGCAATGGTTATGCTGTGATTCGCTTTCTCCCTGGTAAAGATGTTGAGGGGACACCGTGGGTGCGGTACTGGGACCATGCATTCAAAGGTCCAACTGGTCAGTGGTACATTGAAAAGTCTCTTACTTCTATCGGTCAGCCAGATCCTCTGTCCGAACTGAATAGCAAGATGTGGAACAGTGGTGTCGACGCTGATAAGGCAATTGTTCGTCAGCGCAAGCGTCAGCTGCGTTATGTTGCGAACGTCCTGGTAATCAGCGACCCCGCAAACCCCGACAACGAGGGTAAGGTTTTCCTTTATCGCTTTGGTAAAAAGATCTTTGATAAGATCATGGATGCGATGCAACCGCAGTTCCCCGATGAGACTCCATTCAACCCATTTGACTTCTGGGACGGTGCTGATTTCACAATTAAGATTCGTAAGGTTGAGGGGTATCCGAATTACGATGCTTCCAGCTTTAAGAGTCAAAGCGAGCTGTATGATGGAGATGAAGATAAGCTAGAACAGCTGTATGACAAGCAGTATGATCTTGGCGAGTGGGTCGATCCGAAAAACTACAAGAGCTATGATGAGCTGAAAGCTCGACTGAATCTTGTTCTCGGAGAAGCCGCTCCTCGTACCGCTCAGCAAAATGCTGATCTGGAAAATGTTGCGGAAGCGCGTCAGCCAAAGCAGCAAGCAGCAGCTGAGCCTACTACTGCAGAGAGTACTGCTCTGGATGATGAAGACGACACGATGGCATACTTCGCTAGTCTCGCTAACGAAGATTAATATGTAAAGAAACGTCGTCTTTGGTAAACAGAGACAGCATCTAAAATATCAATTGGTGAGGCAGGCGGCGCAAAAAATGCACCGCCTGCTCCTTGTGCCGCAGGAGCGGTTTGTTGTGCGGGTGGTTGCTGCACGACAATGTTTTGTTGTGGTGTTGTCACTTCTCGAGCTGCTGTTCCTGGTATAGTGCCAATCTGTTCTCCAACAGCACCACTTGCGCGCGGTTGCACAGGTCGATTCATCCCTCTTGAATCTAAGAACGCTATTCGCGCCTCTCTTGCAATCTGGGCCATTGCTGTTCGACCAGCTTCACCTTCTGTTGATGGTGATGAGCGAAGGGTTTCTGCATCGATTGAGGTTTTTGCGGGTGATGGCCAACTAGAGTTAGGATCCATTAACCAACTCGCTAACGACTCTGCTGTATATTCACCAGCTAAACCACCAGCGACACCACCAGCAACTGCAGAGACAGCATTACCAAACCCTGATTGACCCCACACGGGAATTAACGTCGATCCTGCAGCACCAGCAAGAGCTCCTAGAGTAGCTCCACTGACACTTCCAAGTGTTCCCATCAGCTGTTGTTTAATTACGCTGTCTGGTTCTCCGTTGTATATTGCCATCAACGGGTCCATAAAGTCTAACGCAAGACCCAACATACCAGCATATCTTGCTAATTTTAGGATTCTCGTATATCGAGCGGCCTTGGCAGCATCCTTAGCTCTAATTGCCGCTGTTGCTTCATCAACTGATTTGAATCTACCAGTAACCGAATCTCTAAAACGGCCCGTTCGCACATCAAAATTATCTGGTGCGGGGGCACTAGTCACAGCAGATGTTCTCGGTGGCCGAGTTCGTATACTTGGTTTTGCTGATGTTGTCTTTGGACCTTGTTTTGTAGCGTTCTGGGTAGCACGTGCGCGAGCATCGTCTGTTAGATCTACAGCTGGTGCTCTTGTTCTATTCAACAAGCTCTTTAGACCTGTGATTCCAGCAAGACCCATTAAACCGCCAACAGTCAGCTTTTTCACTCCACGCAGCACAACACCGATAGCAAGCTGCGCAAGAATTCCAGCCGCCGCGACCACACCTGTAACCACATAACCATTTTTTAACTTTAACTCTTTGTTGAACATCGTAGATACTGTGACGTAACCATCTCCATCAGTATCAAAGTAATGCTCAACAAAGTTTTTGATCTCATCTCCAAAGAAAGCTGCAATTGTTCCTGCAAGGATTGCCCATGGTACTACTTTACCAAATGCAATACCTGCGGCGCCCTTTAAGGCACCAATAAAAGCAGAACCCGCAAGCATTGATGCTAAAAGTGGAGCTAACATATCTCCAAGAGCTGATCCAAAGAAATCACCAATAAAGTTTCCGAACCCTGTCAACCCAGAACCACGCATAAAACCTTCTCTGAACGTCGTTGGCATCGCTCGTGGTCGACGCTGTCGTTCCTCAATGGTTTGCTCTAGCTTATCAAGTTTGCTAACACGATCTTGATCTGACTGATCTTTCTTTTCTGGCTTACTCAATTGTTTCTGAAACACCTCTGTCAAAGCATCAATCCCCGACACCGTTTTATCCAGCGCGGAATTTTGTTTGAGAAGTGTTTCGTTAATATCAGACAGAGTTGCCATTAGATGTCCTTACATTTTATCTCTAGCTGCTTGTTAGTATTGTTCTTTCAACTCCGCCTCCAGCAGCATTAGATAAATCTCCCTCTCCCACGGTATCATATTTTCTAAATCACTTAATGAATAATTAAACGAATGAACTAATCTAAAATTTACTTGGTAATAATTAACTAGCGTTTCGTGTGAGAGGTTAATTAAAAAAAATCTGCAATACCTTCTAGCGTGTATTTATTTTCGTGTTGACATTTACTACAATTAAAATCAACATCATGTTTTAATTTAGGAATTGATTTCATAAATTCCATAATCTTTTCCAATTGCTCGGATGTAAGATTATCGATAAACGTTACAATATCATCGTGTTTCTCATCAGCAAAACTGATTTTTTCTTCTTCTGTTCGCAGACTATCCATACACGCGATCATCAGCTCCATTAAAACATTAGTGAAGCTTTCTGTGTTGGTTAGATGAGCGTTTTCCATCATAAATGAATAGTTTGGATACTTCATTCGTAGCGTATATTGTGATGTTAGCGCAATGTCCATGTTAGCTTCGTTAGGCACATCAACAGATATCTTTTCCAGGTCGACCTCAATTTGGTTCTCGTGCCCGCAATTCTCACAAGGCAACGCAATCTTTGACTTCTCCCCAACGGACTTTGAACGTAGCTGTGTAAACAGATACTCAACATCAAATGTTGTCAGGCTTTGATAATCCAGATCCTGGTAGCACGCTTTTAAAGTTTGAATAATTGCGTCAAGGATCTGTTTCTCATCTTGTGACTCTAACGCAATCAAAAGTATTTTTTGTTCTTTGGTTAGAAATGGTCTAAAGGAAACTTTGGTTTGTGACGAGGGAATTGTTGTTTGGTAAGTCGGTAGTTTATTAATATTCGGTAACATAATCTATCATCCTATTTGGTTAAAAGTAGACTGCCACTTCGTATAAGAAAGCTGCACTCTAAACTCAACGATACCATCAAGCTCGTTAGTAAGTGGAATTGATTCTATAGTTGTTGGAAAAGCTTCAAACATTTTACAGCTATACACAATCTTTGCGGGAGTTAAGAAATCCAAATCAAACTGCCCCTGAGCTAAATCAAATGGGCCGACTGTTGGCAGTCTATTCTGCACATTAGACGGCAGAGTCGGTATTCCAAGCGGTGTAGAGTACACTGGCAGTCCAACACCTGTTTGCAGCTGGTGCACCTGTATATCACGCGCATATTCGTTCTTATAGCCGATTTGATACGTATCAGGATCAAACGCTAACCGTGCCCACTCCTCAAAATATCTTTTGACTCCATAGTCGTTTAGCAGTAAAAACGATAGCGACAAATCTTCACTTGCTGCTCCATATGCAACCTTCTCTCGTCTGTTCCCTATCACATGGTCATAGGTTAACACTTGTCGACCTGGTAAATTAACGTTAGTGCATAGCAAATTAACTTCACGGGATGTTGCTCCAGGGAACGATGGTAAGACAACTGCATAAGCGTTGGGACGAGCAAGCCCTCTTTTAGCGCTGATCAATCCTTTTATACTTTCGATGCTTGCAACCATTATAGCATTTTCCTAGAATCGCTGTACACTTTGTTTTTACCTGCCTTCTGGAAGTCTGCAGAAGGCAAGAACGTGGCAATTTCCCATTCCGGAGGTGCCACATAAGCAAAGCGACTGCGAACATGCTCTCCAAGATAGTGTTTAACACATGGCTTGTAATATTTCATTTTCGCTACCCTCTGTAGCATGTCATAGGTAACTCTAAACTTTGTGCTGTTATCAAACTTCTTATTGTTGGTTACATCCATCAAAGCGTCAAGAAATTTAGCGCGGAGGATAGGAGGAAGGTAATGAAGGTTCAATCCTAAAAAGCCACCTTCAGCAGGCCCAAGAACGATCACTAGAGGAAAGCTATCATAGTATGGGAGCGTCTTTTTGTGCTTCGGATCGTAGAAAAACATATACATTGATCCAACAACACTGTCAGTTTCCAACTGAATTGGTTCCTGCTTCATCAGCTGATTGCGATTAACTCTACGCAGCTCTTGTGCTTTACGTCGAAACCAATCCCTCGACTGTTTGGTTCGGGGAGTAATTCCTGCCTTAAAGGCTTCAAGTTCTAGCTGATTAAAAATGTTTGCCATAGTGCTATTTATTGTTGACGAAATGAAAAATCTGTGTAAAATAAGAGCAGCGCCTGTTAGCGGTCGGTAGAACCCCTACGGTTGTTTATTGGTTTAAGTTTCTTTAGAGGCTTTAGGCTTTTAGGCATAATGCCAAGTTGCTGTAATGTGTCTTCTGTCCAGATAACAAACTTCCATCCCCTATCATTGCAATAGTTCTCAGCCGCCTGCCACTTGTTTTGGTTTTTAACATATGTCATAGCCTCATTAAGGTATCTTTTAGTTTTACGTTTACCAGCTGGTGGTTTAGTTTCTTTATCTGGTTTAATCTCAACAAGAAATTTCTCACCATCTACCATTTCAATAAACAAATCGACAAAGTACCTGTGGTGCCGCTTTGTCACTTCATAGAGGTATGGAATAACGATTTCTTCCGAGGACCACGTTTTCACTTTTGGATTTTGATCACACCACTTGAACGCATACCGTTCCCACATAGACCTGTAAACGATGTTATTAACATCGCCACGATACTTATGTGGATTTTTAGGTTTGAATATTCCTGAGTATGTCTTCATTGACCTAATAAATACTGTTAACTTACAGTTTATTTATCAGGCAGAATTGATGGCAAAGCACCGATATCCATTGGAAAACGTTGATGATTATAAAGGCACGATAACGTTTATTCCAGTTGAAACAATAACCCCTTTGGGAACAGCACAAGAGCGATTTTCTGCATATGGGCGTGGAATCGAAACTGCTAGTGACAACATTGATCCTAGGCAACAGCCGTCACAACCAACAGGATCAACAACAGCAGCTGGTAAAGGTAGCTCAGATGTACCTTCCACAACTAATGGTGTCACGTTGTATTTGCCTCAAGCAATTACAATTTCTGATGGGGCTACATACGAAAACCTCGACCTTGGAATAATTGGAGGGACGGTTGCTTCTGCTTTAGAGCAAGGCGCTGGTTTTGGTGGTGCAGCTAGATCGACGTTTAGTAATCTAGCATCTGTGTTCACCGATCTTATTAACAACGAACAAAGTGCTGACCAATCATTGGCAAGCTTAGCTGTCGCACGAATAGCTCCAGGGCCACTAGACGCTGTTGCTAAGACAACACTAAGAGTGACAACAAATCCTAACAAGCGTGTTTTGTTCAACAGCGTACGGCTAAGAGAATTTACGTTTACCTTTAAAATGATTGCTACATCTGCTCAAGAGGCGAGACAAATCGAAAGTATTATCAGGTTTTTTAGAACAGAATTGTATCCTGATGTAATTGAAGGCGCAGAAATTATTGGTTATAAGTTTCCTAATAAATTTTTAATAACAATGAAATATAATAATCAGCAAGTAGCAACAAGGATTGGATATAGCTACCTATCAACTCTAACAACAACTTACAACCCGTCATCGATGGGTTGGCATGTTGATGGTAAGCCATCCGAAGTAGATTTGTCGTTAACATTTAACGAAGAGCGAACGTTGGATAAAAGATCAATTGCGGAGGGATATTAATGAGTTATTTTAGATCCTTTCCGTTTGTTGCTTACAATTTTGGTGATGTAAAAGAAGTAAACGCTTTCACTGAAATCTCACGTTACGCTACAATTGTAGAAGAGTTGCGTGATGATGCTGCTTTTTATAGAGAATATACAATTTTAGATGGTGATCGACCGGATAACTTATCCCAAAAGTTATATGGAACACCAGACTATTACTGGACGTTTTTCTTACTAAACGACAACTTGAAAGAGCAAGGGTGGCCACTAACCAACACAGAAATTGTTGAACAAGCTAAAACTGACTATCCAAACACAACACTATCAACGACTGACGATTTAACAGGAATTTTTAAAGTTGGCCAACAAGTACAAGGTTTGTCAACAGGTGCTACAGGAACGATTATCAAACGTCGACTAAATTTCGGCCAATTAATAGTTAAAGGCGCACAGGGGTTTATTGATGGAGAAATTATAACAACAACTGTTGATGGAGATTTGTTTTCAACACAGCTGATTAGAGCAAGTGAGGAATATAACGCTATTCACCATTGGGAAGATGAAGATGGTAACTATGTTGATGTTTCACCATATGTTAATACATCAGCGATATACACAGCTGTGACGTTTTTAGATCGATATCAACGATCGAACGATGAACTGAAAAATATAAAGATTCTCAAGAATGATGTTATCAACGATGTTGTTGTCGCGTTTAGTGAGGCTATTAGTTCATAATGTTTGCTAATTTAACTGGTACGGCTGATGATGCTTCGGATTGGACACTAATTCAGTGTGCAATTTTGTTTACTAATGCGCGAGAGGGTGTAGAAGTAGACATCAAGAGAGTTGTAACTGACATTGATGTTTTCGAGCATTTGGATAAACCGTATCTGACCGCAACATTAATATTTGTTGATGCGGATGGTTTTTATTCTGATCCGGGGTTTACGGGAAACGATCGAGTTAGAATAACACTATCTATTCCTGGTAATATTACAACCTTAACCAAAACATTTTACATTGACAGAGTTATTAAAACTATTAGCAATAACGATTATACAAGTGTAGTGTCGTTACATCTAATTGAAGACATTGCTTACATTTCAGAATTTATTAATGTTAACAAACCTTATGAAGGAACCGGCACTGAAATAATTACATCTATAGCTAAAAATTATTTAGATAAAAATCTAAAAACAATTAATCCATCTAATAATGTAACACCAATTTATGACGATCAAGGTAGGTTGAAAGTAATTGTTCCGAACCTAACTCCTATTAGATCTATGGAATGGATTAAAGATCGTTTAACTAGTGCAATTGGCGCTCCAATATATTTGTATTCTACATTGGTTGATGATGAAATTTATATGGATGATTTAACAAAAATGTTAAAGGCTCCTGTATCCAATATAGGAAATCCATTTATATATTCTCAAGCGTTTACACAACAAGACAATATAACATTATCAGAAAAAGCTAGAATTATCGAATCATATCAAGATTTACCATCAGAAGATTTGTTAAAATATAATGC